GAGGGAATGACTCAGACCGCCCTAGTGATTGACGCCGACATTCTTCTTTGGGAAGCCTGCATGAGCTGCGAGCAGCCCTATGACTGGGGAGATGATTTTTGGACACTGCACTGTGACGCCCGCGAGGCCCAGCAAAAGTTCGACAATGATGTGGCAACCCTCAAGGAAAAGCTCAACGCCCGCTCTGTGGTGATGGCCCTGAGTGGTCCCAAAAACTTCCGTAAGGAGGTGCTGCCAACCTACAAGAGCAACCGTAAGAAGACTCGCAGGCCCGTTGCGTTTCATGCGGTGAAGAACTACATCCGTGAAGCCTACCCCACCTACGAGTTTGAGAACATCGAAGCTGATGATGTCTGTGGGATGTTGATGACAGGCATGTATCAGAGTAAGTTCGACAAGGTGTTGGTCTCTACCGACAAGGATCTCAAGCAGATTCCAGGTCTTCACTACAACCCCGGACACCCTGAGGATGGCGTGTTTGAGGTGAACAAGTTCGATGCTCACTACAACTTCTTGATGCAGGTGCTCACCGGAGATGCGGTTGATGGATATTCGGGCTGTCCCGGTGTTGGGCCCGTTGGAGCAAAGAAGGTGCTCGATCCTGACCCCTGCTGGGTGTCGGTGAAGAACGCATATGATAAGGCTGGGCTCACTGAGGAGGATGCCTTGGTGCAGGCCCGTGTCGCCTACATTCTGCGAAAGAGCGACTATGACCGCAAAACACAAACTGTCAAATTATGGAGGCCAAAGCCATGACAAGAGAACAACTACTACGCCTACACCAGATGCTGTGTAATGAAGCACAGTCTTTGATGAAGGTCAAAAATCACGATTACAGCGGCGGGAAGGATGCACAAGACCCCTTTTTGAACTTCACACGGGTGGAGAAACTGGGGATCACAGACACTGAGCGAGGATTTATGGTCCGGATGACGGACAAGGTGTCGAGGCTCATAACCCACCTTGACAACAAGACTTATGCAGTCAAAGATGAATCCTTCAAAGACACCATTCTGGACCTCATAAACTACAGCATTCTTATGTATGCCTATGTAAATAGAAAGAAGGGTGACTATGAGGAGTAAAAACAACCCCGTCCCCCGACCATCACACATAGATCAGGGCCTCATCAAGTGGCTTGACTATCACTTTCCAGAGAGATGTCCTGACATCGAGTGGTCAGATCGGGAGGTCTGGATGAAAGTAGGTCAGCGTAGCGTCATACGTTGGCTTCTCAATCACAAAGAAGATATGGATGATAACATCCTCAAGGAGTAATAATTATGTGTATTGGCGGATCAAGCGGCCCAGCACCCCCACCCCCACCAGCTCCAGTGCCTCCACCCCCACCTCCTCCCACCATTAAGGTGAAGCAGGCCCCACAGTTCAAGGTTCCTGAGAGAGCAGAAAACACTCAACTCAAAGCAGACAACCCTGTGGTGATGAAGCGATCCGCCAACCCTCGCAAGCGAGGTAAGCGAATGCTCACGATACCATCACAAGAAGAAATGAACTACTAATGGAATCACTCCAGTCGATCTACAGCAAGTGCGAAGGACACCGCTCACAGTTCCTAGAACGTGGGCGTGACTCCAGCCGGATCACCATACCCACGATTCTCCCTGAAGAGGGTAGGACTTCGGCCACTCGATACCCCACCCCATACCAAAGCATTGGGGCTCGGGGTGTCAACAATCTGTCTTCAGCACTGCTGCTCAGCCTCCTCCCCCCTAACGCTCCATTCTTCCGGCTCATGGTCGATGAAGAGACAAAAATGGAGCTGGAGGCTGTAGATCCACGGGTGGTGACTGAGGTAGAAAAATCACTTTCTAAAGTTGAAAGAGCGGTGATGGATGAGATTGAAGTCAACGGTATTCGGACGGGTTTGTTTGATGCTCTTCGTCATCTCATTGTCACTGGCAACGCTCTACTTTATTTCCCTGACGGCGGCATGATGCGTGTGGTCCACTTGGACCGATACGTTGTAAAGCGTTGTCCGCTGGGGCGTGTCCGCATGGTGATTGTCAAGGAGTCTGTGTCCCCCGTGATGCTGCCCCCAGAGCTTCGTGGTATGGCTGGTGAGCCCTCATCGGACTCTTACGAAGACCACCTGGATATGTACACAGGGATGGTGACTATTGATGACAAGACCATCGAGGTCTATCAAGAAATCAAAGGGCAAATCATTGAGTCTACTCGTCGGCAGATCCCCACCGAAGAGTCACCATTCATTCCTCTGAGAATGGGCCGAGTGGATGGTGAGGACTATGGACGCGGATATGTCGAACAATACTACGGGGATTTGCAATCTCTTGAAGGGCTTACTCGTGCTCTTGTGGAAGGCACAGCTGCTGCATCAAAGCTGCTCTTCCTTGTCAATCCGAACGGAACCACCAGGGCTCGTACTTTGGCAGAGTCACCCAATGGAGCAATCAGGGAGGGATCAGCCGGTGATGTCAGCGTTCTTCAAAGTCAGAAAGCACAAGATTTCTCTGTTGCTCTCAATACCATCAACAAGATCGAAGAAAGACTCTCTTATGCCTTTCTCCTCGTTGAGGGGAGCATTCGTAATGCGGATCGAGTTACAGCAGAAGAAATCCGGCTCGTAACCCAAGCAATCGAACGACAACTCGGGGGCATCTACTCCATTCTGAGCCGTGAGCTCAGTCTGCCTCTGGTGCGCACAATCATGCGTGTGATGAAGAAAGAGAACAAATTGCCTGCTGTACCTGAAGATAAGGTAACGCCGACAATCATCACAGGCATTGAGGCCCTCGGTCGAGGTAACGATCTCAACCGACTCGATACATTTCTTTCAGGAATCGGACAACTCCTCGGTCCCGAGGCCCTCAATCAATATGTAAACTTCTCTGAGTATCTGAAGCGTCGTGCTTTGTCACTCGGAGTTGATGTTGATGGACTGATCCGAAGCGAAGAAGAACTACAGATGCAGGCGATGCAACAACAAGAAGCCATGCAACAACAAATGATGCTGCAACAAACTGCTGCGGCAGCTCAACAAGAACAACAAATTGAACAAGCACAACAATCTGAAGAGGCAACTGAATAATGAGTGATTACCAAAAAGTAGAATTCCGAAGCGAAGAGACTGGGGCCATGTCCCCGGAGAATGTGGAGAGTCTTGAGCAAGAAGCCGCGTCGCAGGGCGAAGTTGAACAATCTTATGAAGAACGACCCGAATGGCTCGATCAGAAGTTCGAGTCTCCGGAAGCGATGGCGTTCGCGTATAAGCAACTTGAATCGGAATTCACAAAGCTGAGACAGGGCGATGAGACTGAGCAACCAGAAAACACTGGTGACTTGGAGCAACTCTCTGATACTGACTTTGCACCTTTCACTGAAGAGTTCAACGAGACAGGTGACATTTCAGAAATCTCAAGACAAAAGATTGAGGAGTGGGGGATCCCACGAGCATACATTGATGCGTACATTGAAGGTCAGAAGGCAGTGTCTGAAGGCCAAGTACAAAGCGTGTTTAATGCTGTTGGTGGTGAAGCCAACTACAACACCATGCTTGCGTGGGCCCAAGCCAACCTGCCTGAGCAGGAGATTGATACTTTCAACGAGATGGTGATGGGCAACGACCAGCAGATGAATATGGCTGTTCAAGGACTGTGGGCCCGCTTCAACCAAGGAGGCAACCAACCCATGCTTCAAGGTGACACCGGATCGTCTGCTCCTACTGGTGCATTCCAGTCACGAGCACAAGTAACTGCTGCAATGTCTGATCCCCGTTACAGAAAAGACCCTGCTTATCGTGAAGAGGTCTACCGCAAACTTCAACAATCCAACGTCATATGAGGTGAACTATGGAAAAACCAGGTTACAAAACAACTGAATTCTGGCTGGCCGCAGTGGCCGGTGTTTTGGGTGCAACGATTGCATCAGGTGCTCTTCCCAGTGAAGGCCCTTGGGTGCAAGCTGTGGCACTTCTCCAAACTGCTCTTATCTCGATGGGCTACACAGGTGCCCGTCTGGCTCTTAAATCCTACGGCGAGTAATGTGGAATGCTTTGGCCTCTCTCGTGGTGGCCCTTCTACAAGCGTGGGTTAAAGGCTTATTTCAAAATAAGAATGAGGCGGTGGACTCTACCCCTCCTGCTGATGTCCGTGGGCGTTGGCGTAACAGGGTGCAAGAGTTCAAACGTCGTATTCGTGGAGGTCAGTGATGGCCTCGTGAGACTTGGCCCCGATGTTCGGGGTCATGTTTATTTCTGGAATGGTTCCGCGTGGGAACTATCCGACAACTCTGTAGACCTCCCTGAAGGGTGGTATGCAGGATCTATGAATGGTGCTGAAGAAGTTACAGAATGAACTTTGGCCCTGCTGCGGCGGGACAACCTCTGGGAACCTAAACCAATCAGCTCAGTCAACAAACTTCTTTTTAAGAAAGGAATCCAACTATGGCTGGTGAAAACCAAGTAATGAACCCAATCGGGATTTCTCGACTGGGTGCCAACAACCTCGGATCAGACAAAGATGCTCTGTTCCTCAAGGTCTTCTCAGGTGAAGTCCTTCAAGTGTTTGAAGAGAACAACGCTCTTCTCCCTCTCGTTCGTCAACGCACGATCTCATCCGGTAAGTCCGCTCAGTTCCCCGTGACTGGCGTTGCTACCGCTAAGTATCACACCCCTGGTGAGTCCATCATGGCTTCTGGTCTTGATGCAGACGCCTCTGGTGGCAGCACTGGTGATGGTATCTTGAACTCAAGCAAGTACCTCACCAATATGTCACATTCTGAGCGTTTGATTGCCATCGACGGCATGCTCGTCTCCTCGGCCTTTATTGGTGACATCGACGAAGCCAAGAACCACTACGATGTGCGTTCCGCTTACTCGACCCAAATTGGTCGTGAGCTTGCTTACCACGCAGACCGGGCCTTGATCCGTACTGCAATCGCTGGTGCTCGTGCTGATAAGGACCGCTTCGGTGGTACTGATGCCAAATTCAAGGGTGAGTCCATTGATATTGACTCCACCAATGATGGTGTTACTGGCACTGAAATCGTTGACGGTATCTTCTCAGTGGCTCAAAAGATGGATGAAAAGAGCGTTCCAAGTGACGGTCGTTACATCCTCGTGAATCCTGCTAACTACTACAAGCTGCTCAACGACACCTCTGATGCCGTTCTCCGTGCTATCAACCGAGACTTCGGTGGAGAAGGAAACGGATCCGTTGCTCGTGGTGAGATTCTGCAAGTTGCAGGGGTTCGTGTGCTGAAGACCAACCACTTGCCATCCGGCAGTGATGCTTCAGATTCAATCTTCAAGGACGCACTCATTAACAACGATGTGTATGACGCACATGATTCCAGTGGATCAGACGGTGTTGGTTACTCAGCTGCTGCTGCATACAACACTGTTGGTGTGGCATTCCAAACCGAAGGTCTTGGCACCGTCAAGCTCCTCGATTTGGCTATGGAATCCGAGTATCAACTCGACCGTCTCGGCACCCTGATGGTTGCCAAGTATGCGATGGGTCACGGCGTTCTCCGCGAAGAGTGCCTTTACGAGCTCGTCACCGCGTAATAGACGCGACATCTAATTTTCACAGCGGGCCCTCGAAAGAGGGCTCGTTGCTTTTCTATAGGAGAACCCCATGCCCGCACGAACAACTGAACTAGAGTCCGTGAACACCATGCTTTCCACCATTGGTGAGCCCCCGGTAAACTCACTGACTGGTCAGCAGACTGCTGATGCCGCCATCGCCAAGAACATTCTTGATGAGGTATCTCGTGACGTTCAGACTGCGGGCTGGCACTTCAATACCCAACACGGTGTCACACTTTCTCCCTCATCTGACGGCACGATCTCTATCGGATCTGATATTGTTCGTGTTGATTTGGATGACCGAGTGAACACCACTACTGACCAACCACGGGCCCTCACATCTCACGACAATCGTGACATCGTTCAGCGTGGGTCCAAGTTGTTTGATCGCACCAACAACACCACCACATTCACTTCAAGCGTGAAGGTCAAGACGGTGACACTGTTGGATTTTGAAGACCTTCCAGAGCCTGCTCGTCGATACATCACGATCCGCTCTGCCCGTATCTTCCAGGATCGTATGGTGGGTTCTCAGAAGCACAATGCTTTCACACTGCGTGATGAGATGGGTGCTATGGCTGTCCTCCGTGAGTTTGAGGGTGATACGGCTGACCACAACATCTTCAACAACTATGACACGGCCATCATTGTGAACCGTGGCAACGCTATCCGAGGAGCCAGCTTCTAATGCTTGTTGCTTACCCGATCCCCAACTTGACGGGCGGCGTGAGCCAACAACCGGCAAACAGTCGGCCCATTGGTCAGTGCGAGTCTTCAGTCAATGCTGTCCCTCACCCTATCGAGGGGCTGACCAAAAGACCGCCAGCGAACCATGTCAAGGAGTTGATGACGGCCCCATCCAACACCCCCTTTATTCAACCAATCAACCGCAGTGCCACTGAGCAGTATGTCGTGGTGATTGATGGCACTGGTACGACTGGTGTCAAGGTGTTTGACTTGAATGGTGTGGAACAGACGGTCAACGTAGACAACAACGTTGCTACTGCATACCTGACCTCATCAACACCCCGTGACACCTTCAAGATGACCACGGTGGCTGATGTGTCCTTCATTGCGAACACTGCGACAACAGTGGCGATGGATACAACTGTCACCTCCAAGTATTCTTTGGATCTCACATCACCACCCTTCGAGGCTTTAATTGATGTAAAGGGCAGTCCTTCGAGCTTTCAAGAGCTTGACATCAAAGTGTACTTAAGCTCTGATAACCTTTTTGATGGTGGTAGTTCACCGAATACAGCCATCACAGATCCTCTTTTTACTACATTTACTGAAACAGGTAGTTCAGATACGGCAAAATTCACAGGTAATACATCTGCGGCAAAAATTGCAAGACGGATTAGAAATAAGTCTGACTTTGATGCAACAAACCGTCAGAGCAGCGACACTGGTGAATTTAGCACATCTTCAAATGCTATTAAAAATAATCGGGAGCAAGACAACACCTCCACGGTTTATCTGAGAAATACAACGCCTGCGGACTTTCAGTTAACGGTTGATGACGGACTAAATAATGCAGTAATCTTGGGTATTAAAGATAAGGTGGATAACTTCACTGATCTGCCTCCTATTGCCAAGAACAAAATGTTGATTGAAGTTTCTGGTAGTCCAGAGACAGAGATTGATGATTACTACGTCCGCTTCGAGCGTGATGGCGGATCTGATGTCGGTGTTGGCAAAGGACGCTGGGTTGAGACAACCGCTGGCGGCCTAAACAACAACTACGACTTCAACACGATGCCTCTGATCCTGATCCGCAGGCCCGACACTGAGTCTGATGGCCGTCGTAAGTTCGACCTCAAGAGAGCTGATGGTGTTGACCCGTCCTCCAACGTACACGCCGATGTGAAGTATGAGGACTTCAAGTTTGCTCCACGCCAAGTCGGGGATGCTCTGACCAACCCTGACCCATCTTTTGTCGGCCTCAAGATCACTGACATCGCGTTCTTCAAGAACCGCCTGGTGTTTATCGCTGGCGAGAATGTGGTCTTGTCAGAGACTGCTCAATACTTCAACTTCTTCCGGACTACCCTCACAACGCTCAAGGACTCTGCTCCTATTGATGTGACGGTCGGTGGTACGTCTGTCAACAAGCTGGAGGCTGCTGTCCCCTTTGCAGACCAGCTTGTGCTTTTCTCCTCGCAGGCTCAGTTCACCCTCCAAGGTGAGGGTGTATTGACACCCAAGACTGTCTCTATCACTCCGGCAACAAACTTCGACATCACTAGCAATCTCCGGCCCAGTGTCTCTGGCAACAGCCTGTTCTTCGGGTTCCCCAGAGGCAGCTTCAGCGGACTGCGAGAGTATTACAAGACCAACGATACTGATGTCCAGTTTGATGCCATTGAGATCAGTCGGGATGTCCCGAAGTACATCAACGGCACCATCAAGACGATTGCTTCCTCCAGCCATGAGAACTTGGTGGTGGCGTTGACGGACACTGATCCCACCTCCCTGTATGTCTACCGCTACTTCATGGCGGGCACCCAGCGTGTTCAGTCAGCGTGGACCAAGTTCACTTTCGAGAGCCGTAACATTGTTGACATCTTCTTCCGTGAGACAAGCCTGTACATGGTGATGACCAACGGAGGCAAGCTGGTGCTTGAAGAGATGGACATGGAGTCGGGCCTCAAGGATGATGGCGTGACTTATGTAACCTATCTGGATCGGCGTGTGAAGAGGATTGGTGATGGATCATTTGACCAAGCTACAGGTAAAACCACTTGGAGCACTCTGGGTTACAACCCAACTTCTTCCGCTCAGGTGGTTCGTAATGATGGCCTGATCTTGAATGTGACCGATCAGGGCACAGGATCAATCAGTGTTGAAGGAGATTTTGACACAGATACCGTCTACATCGGTGAGCCCTACACCATGACCTATGAGTTCTCTGAGCCAGTCATGCAGTCTGAGTCAGGGGGCCGTAGAGTTCCTGTGGTGAATGGTCGCCAGCAGATCCGATACATGACAGTGATCTTCGATGACACCTCATTCTTCTCTATCAAGGTGACGCCTGAGTTTGGTGATACTTTCACCTACCCCTACAGCGGCAAGTTCATTGCTGATGGCTCCGCAACCTTGGGCACGCTTACAGTCCAAGATGAGACTTTCCGTGTCCCTGTGTTCGCCCAGACCGACAAGGTGAAGGTCGAGCTCATCAACGACAGTCCGCTGCCTTCCAACTTTCAGTCAGCAACCTTTGAAATCAACTACACAACCCGTGTGCGTCAACGGCTGTGATTACCTTCAGGACACCCACTGTTCCTGATATTGCTCACATCGCAAACAATCTGCGACGAGGCGACTATGAGGAAATCGAAGCACTCGGAGAGAAACCATTCGAGGCAATCATGGATGGCTACCTGTTTGGTCAGACCAGAGTTGCTTGTCTCGACAAACCCATCTGTATCTTTGGTGTAACAGATCACGGGCCTGCGGGCCAGATTTGGATGCTGGGGACAGATGACATTCGTAAGGTGCCTGTTGAGTTCTGCAAGAAATCAAAGCAGATCGTCGATGAGTACCAGCAGCAGTATGAGGTTCTGTGGAACATCATTGACTGCCGCAACACCGGAAACATTGCTTGGCTCAAGTGGCTAGGCTTTGAGTTCGGAGATCCTTTTAATCATGGCCCTGCGGGGTATCAATTCATGGAGTTTGCAAAATGGCATTAGGTGCAATTGTCGCAGGACTTGGTATTGGTAGTGCCCTTTTGGGACACAGTTCAGCCAAACGGCAAGCGAGGTCCGAAAACGAGTACAGATACCGCCTTCAGATCCAACGCAACCAGCAGTATGCCCAACAGATTGAATACCAACGCCAGCTCATGGCTGCTCAGTCGGCCCGATATCGAGCCCAGGCTAAGGCGGCAAAGACCCGACTTGAAGGCCAGTACACAGATACTTTGGAAGCCATCGCGGAGAGAAAAGAGAGTGCCGCAAACCAGATCAACAACATCTTAGTTCAGTCTCAGAATGCCCAAGGAGCAGATATGGCTAGACGGGGTGAATCATTGACCGAGGGAAACAGCGTTGTGGCCCTTCAACAACAATTCCAACGCAACCAAGCGACTCTTAGCGAAGTTCAACACAACGCTCTGGAGTCGCTTTTGCGTCGATCTCAGAACCAACTCAAAACTGCTAGGGACGCCACAGCGGCTCAACTGGCAGCTTCTCGTCCAACACCTATGGCACCTATCGCTCCACCGGATCAACTGCAACAAGTCCAAGGACCGAGTACAGCCGGACTTCTAATGAACATCGGCTCTAGTATTGTTACAGGGTACATGGCAGGAGCTGCCGCACTTCCTGATGGACCCAAACCTTTCAGTAAAGCTATGTTCGGATAAATTATGTCACAATTCACCGCACCCGCAGGCATCCTTGGACGCCCCGACTTCTCAGGCGATGACTACACCCTTCAGGCATTCCAGAACCTGTCCAACACTCTTGGTCAGTTAGCACAATTTCAAACGAAGAATGAGATGGAACAAGCCTACGAGTACGGCCTCATGGTTGAGCAACTGGGCGAAGAAGAAGCCAAGAATGCTTCTGAGTTCGGTAAGTTGGTTGACCAAGGCAAGGTCAGTAACCTCGCCAACTCTTGGATCGAGGTGGGTGGTCAAGTAGGACGGGCGAAAAAAGACTTCATCTCTTGGTCAGCGATGGCTGAAGAAAACATGAATCTGTCACTGGACAGCGATCAGTTTGGTCTTCGTAACGGAGACAACTCAGAACAAGCCTACACCGACTGGAAAACTACGGTGTTTGCTGACCAACGCCAGAAAATAAATGGTGCTGGGTACTACTACGGCAAGACCTTTGGTGGGCTGTTGGACAAGTGGGAGTCTGAGTTCAAGCCTAAGTTCCTCCAGACTCGTGCAGCTTTGCAGCGTGACGATCTTCGTCGTGGTGTGGCTGATCAGATTGGTGATCTGGTTATTAAAAAAGCTGATGACCTTCCAGGACTGATGTCCGAACTGACCACGCTTGTGTCTGACGCAGGCAACCGTGGTGCCCTTGGTAACGAGGGATACCGTAAGTACACCTACGATGTGCTTGAGGCACTTGCATCAAACCCAGATACTGCTGCTGCTGCCAACTATGCCCTTGAGAACATGAGGGAAGAGTCGGGCCTTCAATGGAAAGACCATTACTCAGAAAACCTTACGGCCTCTAAACGCCAGCGTGATGCTGCCTTGATGCCTCGGCTTACTAGAGATGCAATAGACAATGTGTTTGCTATTCTCACAGACAACCAATTCAACGGAACACCTGTTGATTTCGGTAGTGTGGTTGCAAATATGGATCCCGCTCTGTCTCCAGAGGCCCGACAACAAGCTATTGAAACTGCACTAAAATCATCCGCTGCCTCCTTTGTGCGCACTGGAAACCCTGAAGGAATGGAGGTTCTTCTGGATCAGTTCGAGGACACTGAGTCACCTAGTGGTGAGCCTTACAGTCTTGTAATGGGCACTGAAATCTCAGAGGTTCGTAACTACCTCGATCGGAGTCAAGAGGATAAAGCTGCAAAACAACTCCAACAGTTTCAACTGGATACAGCAAGGGCGGAAAGTGTGTTAGAGGGTGCTTTAGGATTTGTCGCCACTGAAATCCAAAGAGAGGCGGAGCAGAGTGGTGGAGCTGTAAATATCAGTGAATTTGAATTTAGACAAAGAGTTGAAGATCGTCTTGAAGCTCTCGGCGAGGCCAGATTCTTTATTGAAAATGACGTATACAATAATGCTGCCAACACCTTCTTTACAAGTGGTGTGGGTAGATTTAACTCCACATTTACCAAACTTGGTGAAGACCAAGGTGATGTAGGTCTGGAGATTTTTCAAGAAGTTATCCGAGACAATCCGACTGATGTATCAGCTGCTATTAGACAACTAGCGATATCAGGTACAGGTTTAAGGGCTGACACTTATCAATCAGTCAAGGAAAGGGTTGAGCAATATCACAAAGCAATGACGGACATAAGAGGAGCTTCTAAAACTACGCATGATAAAAACTTGATGACCGCACTAGACACAAAGTTTGGTTTTAAGCGTCTGAGCGAGGGTAAAGATCCAAGCGGTGTCCTTGACGATATTTCACAAGCTCAAAAAAGTCAAGCGGGCAAGTTCTTAGATCAACTTGAGACTCAATACACTGAAAGCTTGTCTGCAAAAATCGAAGGTTATCAAACCCTGAACCCTACAGAACAACTTACTGCTGACATCCTGGCAACCTTTGCTGCGGAAGCATCAAAAGAAGTTATTGAAGCAGCGACAGCAGATGGTGCTTTTACTTTTGAAAGCCCTCAGTCCATGATTGAACGCATCAAGGCCGCAGGATTTGGCAGAGATTTTAGTGCACGACGTTTACCAACCAGTGGGGCCGAAGTTGGTGGTGGCACAATTAAAGATAATCTTCAAGAAAACATTGGAGATTTGCAGGCTGCAATCGACGATCAGGACTCATCATCCGCTAAGTCTGAGCTTGCTAAAATTAGACCTCAAGCTGACAGCCTGATTAACACTGTTGAAAGTGGTATCCAACTAACAGGTCAAAACCTTTCGGCCTACCCCATTTCACGGTTGTTTACTCAACAACGACCTGTCTCAATCGAAGAACTTGAGAGTGGCACGTTTGATACCAAGCAAGGCCCAGATGACATTTCACTGACAAGCTTCAACTACGATCCAACAGTTCAACCCATGTTTGATGGTATGGCTGATCTTCAGTCCGCCATCAAGGAATACAACGATGTTGGATCGGCTGGTGGAGACATTAATACAACTCGTGTTGCTCGGCTTGTCAACACAATCAACAAACGAGCGGCAGCAAGTGATGACATTACAGGTGTCCGAAGTATTGAAGCGTTCCTCAGTTTCCAAAAAGACCTATTTGAATTTAGAGGATATAACTAATGGCAGAAGAGTTCAAACCACTTGACTTTGATAGTCTCGGATCTCAAAAGAAAAGAGAGATCCCCGAAGGCCAAGAGTCCTCTACTTTCGACATCAATAACGATGGAAGCGTAGGCTTTGGAGATGTCCTTTCCGGTCTGGGAGATGTGCTTCTTTCAGTGCCTCGCGGTGTCCTTGATGCAGGCCAGGGGGTTATTGACACTGTTGACATGGCTACCAACTGGGTAGGCATTGACATCCCTGATACAGACATCAACTTCCTCGGTGACAGCAAGACAATGGTGGGCCGTGGTGCTCAAGGCTTGACCAACTTCTTGGCTGGCTTTGTGCCTATCGCAGGTCAAATCTCCAAGGGAGCCAAAGGTGTCCAGTTCTTGTCCAAAGCTGCTCAAGCAGCCAAGACAACCAAAAAGGGTGCTGCGGCTGTCTCTGTAGGTCGTGGTGCTGTCGCAGGTGGTATCACTGACTTCGCTGTGATGGACGCTGAGATGGGCAACTTGTCCACGATGATCCAAGAAACGCCCGCGTTGCAGGGACTACAGAACCCGATCACTGAATATCTGGCCCATGATGGTGATGATACTGAACTGGAGAAGAGGATCAAGAACGTCATGGAGGGGGCTGGACTCGGCATCTTCTTCGACGGCATGATTGAGTCTGTCAAAGCAATACGAGCAGGCCAACGTGTCCGTAGAGCCGGTGGTACGCCTGAAGAGGCTGCGGCTGCTAGGGATGCTGAGATCAAGCCTAAGAAGCCTGAAGCTCAAGCAGCAGACGATGTGGTGTTTGAGGCAGAAGAGGGCGTAATGTATCACGGCACAGCTTCTGAACTTGACCCAAGTTCTATTGATCCTTACAAAACCCGTGTCGGGGGGTTGTTTGGCCCGGGTCTGTACCTCACAGAAAATCCAAATGTTGCTCACGGATACTCAAAGGCAAGAGCAGGAGCAGAAGGTACTAGGCGTCTTTACAAAGTAAAATTGAATAAGACAAACCTCATTGACATGGATATGAAGTTTGCGGACGCTGATCCAGCAGTTCGTAAGGAGTTTGAAACACTACACAGTGGTGTGGCAGATGATTTTGTAGAGGCCGACATAGATCAGCTGAACACTATGACACTTGGCGACATTTATAGAGATGTCACCAAAACTCTGAGTGAAGATCCTTTTATGACAGAGGGAGAAGCATTGGGGCTTATTGACGAGTTCCAAGGTGCAGTAATGAGATTGGGATACGATGGTGTTAAGCACCTTGGTGGTCAGATAGTTGGTAATGTCGATCACCGCGTCACAATCCTGTTTGACCCCTCAAACACAACGTCTCATGGTCGAGCCAACCCTATCGCTTCGATGGATGACATTGCATCCACTGGTAAGCCTAAAGGTGCCAAACCTGCCGCAACTACCTCACCCGATGCTCCTCCTCCTAAGGGCCCAAGAGATCCCTCAGATCCACCTGTAGACGATGGGGCTGGCCCCAGAGATTCTGGAGGTGACGATCTCGAAGGCCGCAAGCCTGGTGCTCGGGGCGAGAAGTATTTTGAAGAGAACTTGGATCGTGTCAGTGATGACAGGGGCGTACGTCAACTCGTGAAAGATGTTGTTGATGATGCTAGAGAGACTGGCGAGGTGGCTCCAGCAGAGCGTAAGTCACACGCTGAGATGTATAGCGAAGCCGCAGATGATCTGGATGAACTTGACCAAATGATGGGTGAGTCCAGTGGCAGACTGAAAGAGGCTTTGGCTGACGAGGGAGAAAAGGCTGTCTCAGGTATCCAAAGGGTGCGAAGACTCCGGCTTCTCCAAAAGAGAGCTTCTGATAAAGCTGTAGAAGCAGCAAGGGCTGTGGATGCTGAAACATCACCCGGTACGGAAAAACTACGAGCTTTTGTAGAAGCCAGACAGAAACTTCAATCAGTCACTATTGCAGGTATTGAAGTGAAGCGTGCACTGGCCCGAGAACTATCGGGCTTGGCCTATTCCGTTGATGACCTCCCGGAAGTTCCTCACATCACAGCCAAATTGGATGATGGTGTGGATGATGCTCTTGATGATGTGTTTGCTGAAGCTGGTGGGGGTAGTACCGAAAAAGGTTTAAACAAAATTAAACAAGAGGCGGCAAGGATTGTTGCTTTAGCTGACACATCAGGTGATACAGCTGTAGTTGGAGCAGTTCGCAAGACCCCCGGCATCGGCAAGATGACGATGAGTGTGTGGGTCAACTTCCTTCTGTCCGGCCCTAAAACACAACTTGTGAACGCTTTGTCTGGGGCACTGGCAACTTCATTCAGGCCCGCAGAAAAAGCCGCAGGCAAATTATTTACTGGAGATAGAAGTGGGGCTATGGCTCAACTGTCTCAGTACAACTACATCCTTCAACATGCGGGGGCCGCAGCCAGACTTGCAAAGCAATCTTTGTTTGATAACAAGCCAATCTTGCTTAGAGGGGGTAAGGTTTCTGAGGTCTTGGACGCTTCTGGTCAAGAGGCTTCTGCTGTAATGGCGGCCAAGTATGGAGCTTTGGGGACAGCCCTTGGGGCCCCTACAAGAGTCCTTCAGAGTGTTGACGAGTTCTTCAAGCAGTTGAACTACAGATCCCAAGTGATGGCGGACCTACAGGCTACAGCGGCTCAAAAAGGTTACGACGATAACTGGGTGCGAGAGTCTGCTGAGAAAATGTTCTCACAGGACGAGATGTTCACCAAAGACTCTATTCGTCGCCAAGCGGCTAGAACAGCTAAAGAAGAAGGACTGGAGCCTGGATCTAAAGATTTCAATACGTTTGTCCGTCGCTTCTATGGTGAGATGTATGATAAAGAACTTGTCCAGATTGCTAACCAAGGTAAGCGGGCTGCTGAAGATGTGACCTTTACCCGAGAGCTTGGTGAAAAGGGGCAAGGAAATATTATCAAGTTGGCGAAGAGACTCCAAGACGTTAAGGGTAGTAGTGCTGTTGGTACTGTCCTCCTCCCATTTGTGAGAACGCCAGCACAACTTGTTGAGTTCTTCCATAGACGCTCACTGGGTCTTGTTTCTGAAGCGTTGACAGGTAACGTCGCAGATGCCAACAGAGGGCTTGGGGCTCAGTTCCAACGCCTGCGTGAAGGCAGTATCAAGGAACTTGCAGGGGCGACCAAAGAGCAGCGTGCGGACTTTTATGGGAGACTCGCGGCAGGCGGCACCTTGTATGGTTCTATCTATGCGGCAGCATCTATGGACATGATTACTGGCTCAGGGCCCAAGGATGTCAATCAACGTCGCCTTCTTGAGCAATCAGGTTGGCAGCCTTATTCAATCAAGTTCGGTGATACTTACTACTCGTACCGACGCTTTGATCCGTTCTCCAGCTTCATTCAAGTGATTGCTGATCTCCAAGATCATGTGAGATACAACACAAGATTCAAAGGTGAGGATGAAGTAGAGGCGGATATGATCGAGCAATTTTACACCGGCATGACGTTTGTTACAGCCAACTTGATTCGTAACAAAAGTTTCTTCGCAGGTGCTTCAGCATTTGCAGATGCGTTGGGTGATCCAACCGGTAATGCTTTCCTTACTCTAGGCCGTCAGTTGACTGGATCAATTATCCCAGCCATCGTGGCTCAAAGCAATCAAGAATACTTTGACAATGAGTTGAGAGAGCCTAGATCATTCTTGGATGCAATAAGGCGTCGTACTCCAGGATTCTCCGATGAACTCCCACCACGCCGTGACCTCTTCGGTAAACCACTAACCGTTGCAGAGACTATTACAAGTCCAATCCTCCCAGGACCGCTCGAAGTCAAGACCACATCAAGAAGTGCTGTGCGTCGTGAGCTGGCGGAACTTGGAGCGAGATTTCAAAACCCAAGGAAAATGAGAGGTGACTTGGATCTGACCCAATACAAGATGGGCAAGTACGACGCTTATGACCGCTTCCAAGTGTTGGTGGGCGAGATCAGGCTCGGAGGTAAGACGATGGAGCAACAGATGAGCCGTCTGATCCAAAGAAGTCAATACAGGCGTATGGGCCGAGAGTCCAAACTTAAGCAGCTTGACAAGATTCTGCGTCAGTATCGTACGGCTGCTTGGTGGCAACTTGTAAAGGAAAACCCCCAGATCAAGAGAGACTTACGAACTGACGATCAAAATGATGCCCGAGATATGCGAGGCCAACCAAAACTACCACTGAGTTACCAATAAGGATAAGAAACCATGCCAAACAGTTACTATGAGGATACAAGTGCGACAAGCAGCACTACATCCGTTGCATTCACGGATACCCAACTTGAGTATCTAAACAAAGCCCACCTCTTCGTGAAGGCCATCAAGACCGATGGATCGACCGAAGACTTTACCTCAGGCTTCACGGTTTCGGTTTCTGGTTCTACAACTACGGTGGATGTGTCAGGACTATCCCTACCTGCAACCACTACAACCATCCGGATCTTTCGCACAACGCCTGTGGATGACTTGCTGACCACGTTCACCAACGCCTCCCTGCTTCGGGCCGAAGAACTCAACAACGCCACCAAGCAGCTCCTGTTTGCTCTCCAAGAGAACGGTGAGCAGAACCTTGGTGCTATTCCTTTGGATGCTGACAACAAATTCAACGCAGGATCCAAGGCGATCAAGAACGTCATAGATCCTGTGGATGGGCAAGAGGTTGCTACCAAGGCGTATGTGGATGCCTTGACTTCCTTCAGCACCAGCCCAACGTCTGTGCCTCGGGTCTACACCAGCACGATTGATGCGATGACAACCGCAGATCCCAACAAGACATTGGCATTGTCACCTCAACCTCTTTCTACTCAGAACGAGATGTTCATCGTAACCGTGGGTGGTGTGGTCCAACAACCGAACACTGACTTCACGGTGACATCCGATGGTACCACTACGACGCTTACGATCACCAATGGTAATACAATTACGGGCAACCCCGATGTAATGGCACTGGCATTTGGTAACACCAAGTCTGTCTTTGCGTTCCCAGTAACGGGTGAGGCACTCGCAGCAAGCGAG